GCGGGCGGCTCGATCAAGACGATCAGCCCCCGCCGCTTTTTCGACCTGATCAAATCCGGGCGCATCACCCAAAAGCAATTCCTCGATTGCATCAGCGTCGAGCGCGGCAAGGCTGAGGAATACCTCGGCGATCGCGACCTGGACGCGATCAGCGACGAGATCCCCACCGGCCCCAGCTTCTGGATCTTCCGCAAAAGGGGCGTCGAGCCGCAGCTGGTCAGCGAGCTGGAGCACCTGGGCAAGACGCTCCAGGAGAAGTAACCGATCCTCCTTACCCGACAGCTCGGCGGGCATTGCCTTCACACGCGCCCGCCGAGCTGCTTTTTCCTCGAGCCTCGCCAGCGGCGCCGATAGCCGCGGCCATCGTCATTCACGACGCGCAGATCTGCGCGAGAACGCCATGAACCCCAAGCCGTCACCCGGCCGCATCGTCCACTATGTGCTGCCGACCGAATCACAGAATTGCGGCCAACACCGCGCCGCGATCATTACAAGCGACTTCGAAGGGCCGCGTCAGAACCTGCACGTGCTGCTCGATCAACCCAACGACGTTAACACGGTGTGCATCATTGACGGGCTGCATCCGCCAACTGACGACCTTGCCTATACCGCCCGGGCGTGGAGCGCGATGTATGACCCAGGCGCCGCGCCCGGCACCTGGCACTGGCCCGAACGTGTGTAGTCGATCGAGCCTCGCCAGCGGCGCCGATAGCCGCGGCACTCGCCATCCCCGGCGGTGAAGGCCTCAGTACATGCGTTGGACCGCCGGCCGCTCGCGCAACAGCCACCTCTACGAAGTCTGGCTCGACGGCCAGCGCCAGCCGCTGGCCATCGCCGCGGACATCCACCTGGGCTACGTCGAGCGCTACCGCACCGACGCCGCCGGCGAGATCCTGCGCAACCCGCTCGCGCCGCACCGCAGCGCGACTGAAATTCTCTACGGCGCGGTGGAGCTGCGCCGCTGCAACGATGAAACCTGGTGAGGAGCACCACGCATGGAGTTTCACATCTGCGCCAACCATGGCCCGATCGCGGGCCCGGCGCCGACGTCGGGCCGCTGCAGCGGATGCGGTGGCCAGGTGATCAGCGGCGCCAAGGCCGAGTATGCCTCGGCGCTGGATTGGTGGGACCGCCAGGAAGATGCCGCCGTGTCGGCCAAACTGTTCAAGCGATTCGCGCCCGATGAACCCAACCCCCTCAAGCCATGCTGGAGCCGTTGCCACAGCGCCGCGAGCCTGATCGGCCCGCGGCCATATGCCCCGCCGCAGTAAAGCGGCGCGAAGCGTTCCTCAAGAACATCAAACGTGCGCCGGTGAACCGGATGCACTGGGACCCGACCCGCCGCCCTCGCCCCAACCCGGAGTGCAAATGAAACGTGCCATCGCTGCCCTCTTCCTGTTGAGCCTGATGCTGTTGACGATCTGCGGCTTAGCGGCCGCCATCCCCGGCTGCGCCGCGGCCGATCATCTGGCCGACCAGGTCCTCAGCGCCACCACGCCGACCGCGCCCGGTAAGGCGCCTACCACCGCGCAAGCCATCGTCGCCGGCGTGGAAGCCGCCGCCAGCGGCGCCGCCGCGGCCGGCAACCCCGCCGGCGTTGTCATCCTCGGCAGCCTCAGCGTCCTCACCGGCGTGGCGCTGGCTTACCAGAAATTCCGCAACGCTCAGCAGATCCAAAGCAGGGACGCGCGGCTCGCAGCGTACCGCGAATCGTTTAGCACCCTCGCAGAAGCCGGTGTGCTGACGGCGGATATGCTCGACAAGCTCCATCCTGACCTGCGGCCGGACGTGCCGAGCTCGCCGCCGGCGACATCGCCAACCGCAGCGACGTCGGCCGAGCCGCCGCCGCAGCCGTAGCCAGCGGCCCACATCCCCGCCCCTCCCCACGCGTGCGCGCATGCGCGAGCTCGTCAACGCCTCGGCCAAACAGGTGAGATCGATGCTGACTGTCGGAGACAGTGGCCAGAGTGCCCTTGCGCTCATGGCGCTGGTGGGAGTGATCGCCGGCGGCGCCCGCGCGATCCTCGGCCGCACCGATAAGACGCGCTGGTTTGATGTCGTCGTCGCCGGCGGCGTCTCGGGCTTGGCCAGCTGCACGGGCGGGGCCTACCTCGTGTTTCAGTGGGGGGAAAAGTACATGCCAGCGATCTACCCGATCTGCCTGGTGATCGGCTGGATCGCCCTGGTGCTGCTCGACACCGTCGGCGGCATCGCGCTGCGATCGCTGCACAACGACCTGCTGCGCCTGCTTCCACCGGATGCCCCGGCGCCCCCCCGACAAACCCAAGGAACCCCGCCCATGAAATCCTTCGATCGACTTTGGATCCTGTGCGCCGCCGCGGCGCTGCTGCTTTTGCTCGCCTCGTCCGCGCCGGCCGACACGATCAACCTCCCGGCCGGCGTCTTCGGCGCCCGCGATTTCACCGCCGGCAACACCTACGTCGGCGTGCCCGGGCAAACCATCTTCCGCGGCTCGGGCGTGCTGAAAGTCACCGGCAACAACGTCACGCTCAAGAACTTCACTTGCGATGGCTTTGGGATCCGCCGCGACGGCAACCTCTCCGGCCTGGTGATCGACAACGTCGAGATCCGCAACGCCGGCGTGGCGGTGGAGATCAACGGCGGCTCGGACGTCACAATCCGCAACTGCCTGATGGAGAAATGCAACTACGCCACCTGGATCGGCGACATGTCCAACCTGCTGGTGGAGTACAACGAGGCGCGCGAGGTGGGCTACGGCTTTAAGGCCTTCGGCGACTCGGGCGCCAATAAGAACCGCACCTGGCGCAACAACTGGGTGCATGACTGCGGGCCGGATTTCATGGCGTTCGAGCTGCAGGGCGCCTGCGACGGCTGGAACCTCATCGACAACGTCGTGGAGCGGATCCGCTTCGGGCCCACGCTGGAGAGCAACGACCATAGCCTGATCGTCAGCGTGCCGATGGCCAAGAGCCGCAACGGCACGATCCGCGGCAATGTGTTCCTGGGCGCCAAGCCAAAGGGGGCGGGCTATCCCGACGCCTGGATCAACGGTCACCCCGCGATCGTCGAAGCCGGCGGCGACAGCACGCTGGTCGACACCAACCTGATCGACGGCGGCGGCGTAGGCATCACGATCACCGATCGCGACGGCCCCTGCAGCGTCACGCTCAAGTACAACCGGATCCAGAACAACTACGGCAACTGGAACCGCAGCGCCCAGCAAAACGTAATGCTGGTCGGCACCAACGACGCCACCACCGTCCTGCCTTTCACCGTTGAGCAGAAGCGCGCCGCAGCCGGCCGCAACAAGGCGCTGGCCCCCACCCTCGAGCCCGACAATACCCCGCCGCCAGCGACGCTGCCGAGCGACGTGGTGACGCGGCTCGATCAACTCGAAAAGGGCATGCGGGAAACCAGCGAAGATGCGACCCGCGCGAATGGCCGGTTGGACAATCTGGAGGCTGAACTCAAAGCGGCTGCAGCGGCGCTGAGCAGAGCTGCAGAGGCCGGCAAGTGAACGGCCTGGCGCAAAACCTCTCGCAGCTGTGGACGCCGTCGAAGCCCGCAACGCCGACGACGTTGGCAGATTACATCCGCTCATGGAATCCGATCCGCTATTACACCTTTGGGGAAACCAGCGGAACCAACGTGGGGAATGATCTCGGCAACGGATTTGACGGCGCCTATGCGGGCGGTTTCACGCTCGGGAATGAGCCGTCGCCGCTGCAGAATGACCCGCTGCCCTTCGCCTCGGTCGACGGTATTGACGGCCGGATCGAATTGCCCGAGCAGGTGTTTACCGGAGACTTCACGCTCAATTTCTGGTTCCGGTTGGACGCTGAGTCTACGGCGAGCGTCATCATCGGCGCGGACAACTTTAACGACACGCCCCGGAACGTGCTGGCGGTCAAGCCGTTCTTCTTTGGGGACCAGACGCTTATCGAGGCTACCACCACCGATGGCACCGGAAACGCGACGGTCGTGGCGGATGTCTGGCCGGTGAGCGCATGGGTTTTTGTGTCTGTTGTTCGATCGACAACGACCGTGACGCTGTACCGGGACGCGGCGCCGATCGTGTCTCAGGTTGTGGGGAGCGGAAGCATGACGCTGCCGAACATACGGCTCGGCTGCATCTTTCAAGTTGGGACAAATACCGGCTTTCTAGCCGGAAGCTACAAGCACCTGATGATGTTTGACTTCGCGATGAGCCAGGCGCAGCAGCAGGAGTTCATCGACGCCGCGGCGTAACGCATTGGAGCAATCATGGCACTGACAGACGATGAAGAAACCAAAGTCCGCGGGCTGATCGGCGTAATCGAGGCCAGCGGGCTCACGCCTGAGCAGATCACCGAGACGCTGAAGCGCGGCAAGCTCACCACCGAGCGCGAAGCGGCGTCGGCGAAGATCCGTGAGCTGCAAAAGCAGCGGACCACCGCCAACGCCGAAATCGAGGCGCTGATTCAAGCCGAGCAGGCGAAGATCGCCGCGATCAACGAGCAGCTTGAACAATGAAGCGCACCAGCGTTGCCATTACGTTCTTTGCCTTCTTCACTGCCAGCAAGACCGGCAAGACCGGGCTGACGGTAACGGTCGACGTCTACCGCAAGGGCAGCGGCACGGCGCTGGTCACCGCCGGCAGCGCCACCGCCCTCGGCGGCGGGCTGTATTACTACGACCTGGCCAGCGGCAGCACGGGCAATGCCGACGACTACCTGGCCATCTTCAAGACCACCGATACCACCGTCGATTTCCAGCACGTGCCGAGCCTGCAGGCCAACGTAGGTCTGAGCGGGACGCCGCTGCCGGATGCCCTCCCTGGGGACACCGGCGGCCTGCCATTGCATGACGCGCTGGTCGAGGTGGGCGATGATGCGCAAGAAGCTGCCGGGACGATCGCCGAGGTCGCAGCAGCGATTCCTGGCATTGCCACCGATGCCGCTGAAGCCAACACACAAGCCACGTCCGCGTCGACCAATGCACTGACGGCCGCGAGCAAAGCGACGACGATCGAGGCCGACTACATGCGGCGCAGCGATCCCCTGGCCAGCCTGAGTTCGCAGGCCAAGTCGGACGTATGGAGCAACCCGCAGCGCACCCTCACCGACAACCAAGTCTACACGGCGCCGGTGATGCAGTTCCGCAGCCGCACCCTGGTGCGCGGCGATAGCTATGGCGATGGCGGCCGCTCCTTCGCCGTCAGCAGAGAGGCGGGCGCCGAGTGGCCGGATGATCTGTCCGATGGCTGGACTTGGACCTTCACCGCGCGGCGCGACATTCGCAACAACGCCGCCGGCAGCGACAGCTTCACCGGCACTGCAACCGTGACGACGGCCACCGGCGATGGGCGGGCGCTGAGCGTGGCGCTGTCGGCTGCTGTGACGGCTGCGGCAGCAGTGGGCCTTTACCGCTACGACGTGGAAGGCACCAAGGACGGGGTTCACTGGACGGTGGAGCTCGGTACGCTCAACGTCGTGCAGGACGCGACCACATGACACGCGCACGCGCCCATCATCCCATGCCAGCAGCCCTAGCGATCGCCCCCGATTTTCAGGGTAAAAACGGGGGTGCCACCCTGTCGCGTCGGGTCCTTCCCTAGGGGGTGCCCCCCTGTGCGGGCAAGGGACTCGCGGAAGTCTTACACGCATGGAAAACGAAAATCCGGCTTCCACCACCACCATCGAGGGAAGGATTGCTCTGACGCGATCCGAGGCCGCGCAAATAACATCGCTGTCGGCGCGGCAGTTCGACTCGGTGTTGCGACCGCGGCTGCACGCCCAAGGCGCAGGAAAGAATTTGCGCTATGACGCCGCCGAGGTCGTCGCCGCCTTGGTTGCGTACCGACTTGAGCAGCTCCGCCAGGAGCTGGGGCCCCGCAAACGAGGGGAGGGTGGGGGTGAGGAGGATGCGCCACCGCCAGCCCTGGAGCGCCTCCGGGCAGCCAACGCCGACATGGCCGAGGATCTCCGGGCAGAGAAGCGTGGGCAGCTGGTCAACCGCGCCGAGTTGATCGCCGCCATGCACCGCGGCATCGCGGCGATGCGCGGTGCCGGCAACATCCTGGCGCGAGAGTTTGGATCGCGGGCCGCGGAAATCTTCAACGTCGCCGTGGGCGACTTCGAGCTGAGCGCGATCACCGCCCTGCACCGACCCGAGCCCGATGCAAGCCGAGAGATACCTCCTCAACAACCTGGCGGCGCTGATGCGCACGGAAAGCGTGCGCACGATCTCCCGGTTTGCCGAGGAGGAGATCCGCCTGCCTGACGGCCCCTACGCCGGCCAGCGCTTCAGCCTGGCCCGCAGCCCCGCGGCGCGGCTGTTCTTTGCCGAGTTGGAGACCGGCCGATGGAAGCGCGTCTTCTGGACCGGCCCCAACCAGGACGGCAAATCGCTGATCCTGATGATCGTCCTGTGCTACCTGCTGTTTGAGCGCGGGGAGACCCTCGTGTTTGGCGTGCCGTCTGAGGACATGGCGGCCGACAAGTGGAACGTCGATTTGCTGCCTGTCATTCGCGCGTCGGACTTTAACGACGTGCTGCCCAAAAGCGGCGCCGGCAGCAAGGGCGGCGTGGTGTCGCTGATCGAGTTCCGCAACGGCGCCCGCCTGCGTTTCATGACCGCCGGCGGCGATGATCAATCGCGATCGCACTTCACATCGCCGAAGCTGGTGGTGACGGAGGTCGAGGGCTTCGACGAGGTCGGGAGCAGCTCGCGCGAGGGCGACAAGTTTGCCCAGCTCGAGCGGCGGCTCAAGGCGTTTGGCGGCGATGCCGAGACCTACGGCGAGTGCACCGTCACGCATGACAAGGGGAAGATCTGGAGAGAGTACCAGGCCGGCACGCGCAGCCGAATCGCGCTGCGATGCCCGCACTGCGGCAAGTGGGTTACGCCCGAGCGCGAGCACTTCCACGGCTGGCAGGATGCAGAGAACGAAATCCAGGCGATGGAACAGGCGGCGCTCTATTGCCCCGAGTGCGGCGCCCGCTGGTCGAACGAGCAGCGGATCGCCGCCAACCATGACGCTCTGCTGGTGCACCGCGGCCAAGACGTCGACGCCGATGGCAAGGTGACAGGCCCCCTGCCCCCAACCCGCACCTTCAGCTTCCGCTGGACGGTGGTCAACAGCATCCACCGGCCCGAGCGATTGTCGATCGTCGCGACGAAGGAATGGGCCAAGCGCAACGCAGCGGATGAAGACGCGGCGGAAAAAGACATCTGCCAGTCCGAGTGGGTGATCCCGTCGGCCAGCGAGACCGAAGAGATCAGCGCGCTTGAGTGGCAGGCAATCACGCACCGCATGAGCGGCGACAAGCCGGGATTTTGCCCGCTCGACACCGAGAGGCTCGTCTTCTCCGTCGACCTGAATCTGCGACTGCTGCATTGGATGGCCGTGGCGATGCGCACCGACGGCAGCCCCCACATCGTGGAGTACGGCAAGCATGAGGTTGCCTCCGACGAGCTTGGCATCGAGCCGGCGATGCTGTTGGCGCTGCGAGATCTCCGCGATCAAGTGGCGAAGGTGGGCTGGCAATCCGAGGAGGGGACGCGCCACGCAGATCTGCACGTCGTCGACTCCGGCAACTGGGCTGAATTGGTTTACAAGTTCTGCGCCGAGAGCGGCGCCGACTGGCTGCCGACAAAGGGTTTTGGCGAAGAGCAGCGCGGCTATAGCGAGCCGCGGCAGACCAATAAGACCGTCATGGTCATCGGCGCAGGCTGCTACGTCGTGCGTCTGCCGAAAAAGCGCGTGCGGCTTTGCCACTGCAACGCCGACCAGCTCAAGGCCTGGGTGCACGATCGCCTGGCCATGCCGATCGAGCGGCCCGGCGCCATGACGTTGTGCAGGGTCGAAAAGGCGGTTGAGCATACGAGCCTGGCCAAGCATCTGACCGCCGAGAAGCAAGAGAGCGCGTTCGTTCCGGGCGCCGGCACGGTCACCGTCTTTCGCGGCCCTGGATCTGGCGCAGCGCAGATCCTGGAAGCCATCGCCGCCGAGCTCGCTGCGGCGAAGGCCACGTGCCCCCCATTCCTCTGACGCGTCGGATCCACTCGAGCAGCCGGAGACGACAGCCGCCGACGCTGGCGCCGAGACCCAGGGCTGGTTTGCAGCGCGGAAGAAACGGCGATGAGTCTTGCCCTGGAAAAGGTCGACGGGCCGGAGTGCCCCTCGTGCGGGTGCGCCGACTCGCGCGTGTTGAAGCTCACCGTGCGCTGGGGTGAGCCCAGCACCAAGCGCAGCTGTTGTCACTGCGGGCGCGTGTGGACGGAGATCGCGCCGGTGCAGCCCCAGGCCCCCAAGCCAAAGAAGACCAAGGCCCCCTCGGACCAGGAGCTGGTCGGGCAGGCGGTGCTCCGCCAGATCAAACGCATGTTGAAAGAAGGCAATGCTCCATGAGCCTCGCATCGATCAAAACTCTCGTCGCCGCGGCCGTCGCCGCGCAAGAGGCCGGCGACCTGGCCACGGCGATCACCAAGCTGACGTCGGCGCAGCTGCTTTTCGCCGCCGTGCCCAACTCACGATCGGGCGCCGACGGCTTGGACTTCGATCGCGCATCGATCGATCGAATGATCAGCACCCTGCGCCAGCGTCAGACTAACGCGGAGATCTCCAGCACCGGGATCCGCACGATGAAAACGCGCTACGTCCGCCCCCGTTCCTCGGAGTGTGACTAATGGGATTGCGAAACTGGATCCGGGGGATCAAGCAGGCCGTGTTCGCTGGCAGCGCCGCACCGGCTGCCGAGGTTCAATCGTGGACCATGCGCCGCTACGAAGTGGCGCAGACCGATCGCTTGAACGAGGCGCACTGGCAGCACGCCAAAGGCCAGCCGATCAATGCCGATCTGGACGCGGGGCTGGAGTCGATCCGCGCCCGGGCCAGCTATGAGCTGGCCAATAATCCGCTGCTCGAGGGTGTGATCACGACCTACAACCACGACGTCGTCGGCGACAACGGGCCGGCGGTGCAGGTCCTCAGCGACGACCCCGAGTACAACCGCGCCCTCGAGAAGGTCATCGCCGATGCCTTCGACAACATCGATGCAGCGGGCCAGATGAGCCTGGCGGATCTGCTGAAGCTCGATATCAAGAGCCTGTGGACCGACGGTGAATTCATCAACCAGATCGTCACGGATTTCGACGAGCCCGGGCCGATCAAGACCAAACTCAAAGCGGTGCAGTCGCGCCGACTGGCGACGCCACCGAAGCACGCTGCGACGACCGACGTCGTGCTGGGTGTGAAGCGTAACCGCCTGGGCCGGCCGATCAGCTACTTCCTGGCTGAGTATCAGATCCTCGGCGTCTTCGAACAGTACACGGGCCGGTTCGTGGAGGTGCCGGCGCGGGACCTGATCCACGAGTTCATCGTGCTCGAGCCGGGCCAGGCTCGCGGCCAGCCGTGGTTGACCACCAGCCTGCAGCCGACGGCCGACATGCGCGACTACGACGCGCAGGTCCTGGACGCGGCGCGGCAGGCGGCCGACTACGCGGTCGCGCTCTACACCGATCACCCCGACGCTGAATATCTGAAGGTCAACGAGATCGCCGACATTGAGCGCCGGCAGATCCAGACGATGCCCCCGGGCTGGAAGCCCCAGGCGCTGCAGCCCCCGCAGCCCGCGACGAACTACGTCGACTATCGATCCGAGCGCCAGCGCGACGTCGGCCGGCCCGTCGGCATGCCGCTCATGACGGTGCGGCTGGACTCCAGCAAGCACAACTACTCGTCGGCGCGGTTCGATGCCCAGGTCTACCGCCGCGGCATCACCGCTCTGCGCGGCTGGCTCCGCCGGCGGAAGATTCTCCGGCTGGTCAACATCATCAAAACCGAGGCCGAGCTGTACGCCCAGGCGAATCCGCTGTGGGAGCTGGCCAAGATCCTTCGCCGCCGGCCGAAGAACCTACGCTACCTGTGTGTGTGGCAGGCGTTCCCTCATGTCGACGACGAGAAGGAAGCCAACGGCCAGAGGATGCGGATGGAAGATGCCACACTTACCTTCTCCGGCGCCTGCCTCGAGAACGGGCAGGATCCCGATGCAGTGGTCGATCAGCTGCAGCTGGACACCAAGAAGCTGGCGGCGATCGGCATCGTCGCGCCTTGGCTGCGCAATTCGCAGAGCCAGCCCACGCTGCCCCAACCCTCTGAGGAGCTGGCGGCCGCGGCCGACGCCGAGGGCATCGACCTGGCAACGGCGATGCAGGCGCAGAAGACCGGCAGGCAGATGGGATCCATGCAGACGGCCGTCGCGCTCAACGGCGCGCAGATCCTCGCCGCCGTCGACGTGATGAACAAACTGCGCGAGGGCGCCCTGGTCGCCACTGCGGCCACCGAGCTGCTCGTCGCCGTCGGCATCGATCGACCCAAGGCTGAGGGGATGGTCAAGGCTACCCCGCTGGCCGAAAAGGATTCCTCGGCCGACAAGGAATTCCTGCGCAACCTGGTCGAGGGCCTGCTTACCAACCCGACCTCGGCCGCGGCGCTGGCCAATGCAATCAACCGCGCCGAGCTGCTCAAGCAGACCGGCGCCCCCGTCAACGCGGGCTACGTCGACCCGATGCTCCCGATCGTCGCGCCCGCTGGCCAGCTGGTCTCGGGGGAAATGATCAAGGACGCCAAGGGCAACATCATCGGCGCCGGGGTGCTTCCGGCCGACGACGCCACCGATGGCGATGCCGCGGGCAACGCGCCGCAGGTGGCCACCCCCGCCGCTGACGGCGATGGTCGATCGGCAACACCCGCCGCCGCGGTCCCCGCCGCCGCCGGCGATGGCGGATCCGCGGCCTAGCTCCACAAACCACATGAAAAAGAAACGCCGCCAAAATTCATCGGACGTGCTGCGCTCTGCCGGCGCCGCCGTATCCCTGGCCGGTCATCCTGAGCGCGAGTTTGTGATCCGCGCGATGGAGTTTCAGCTCGCGTCGATCGACGAAGCCAACCACTCCGTCGCTGTGCGCATGACCACCGAGACCCCCTGCCGCGCCTTCGATTGGGACAACGGCGGGCTGATCGATGAAGTGCTCGCCGGCGATGGCGGAAACTTCGCCGAGCAGATCCCGCTTGTGGACACCCACGACCTCAGCACGATCCGCAGCACGCTCGGCTCGGTGCGCGACATCCGGCGCGACGGCGATGGATGGGCCGGCCGGGCGTATTTCACAATCGGCGATCCCGACGCCGAGAGCGCCTGGCTCAAGGTCAAACAGAAACACGTTAAGGACGTCTCGATCCGCGCGTCGCGCGAGTCGATCGTCATCATCCCCCCCGGTCAAACGCAGGCGGTCAACGGGCGCAGCTACACGGCTGGCGACCGACCCAAGCGCGTCGTTGACCGCTGGACCGGGAAAGAGCTCTCCCTAGTCCCGATTGGCGAGGATCCGAATACGACGACCCGCCAACAAAACCCTGCCGGGCACGCCCCGGAGAAAGCGACTGACATGCTCAGGAAGTATCTTCTGATGCTGGGCCTGCCCGCCAACGCCACCGACGCCGAGGCACAGGCATTCCACGCCAAGCTCAAGGGCAACCAGCTCACACGAGCCAACGCCCTGGCCGCGGCGACTCCGACCATGACCCTCGAGGACGCCTGCCGCGCCGAGTTCGACGAAATGCGCGCCCTCGTCGCCACCCAGGCCCCCGCGGTCGGCGCCGCCCCCGCGGCCGGTGCAGCAGCTCCTGCAGCTGGCAACGTCACCCCGCCCGCCGGCGACACGACCCGCACGCAGGGTCCGGATCGCAATGAGATCCTGCGCCTGGAGCGCGAGCGCGTGGACACCATCCGCTCGATCGCGCCCCAGGGCACGCCGGCGGAGCTGATCCGCCAGGCGGAGACCGAAGACTGGGACGTTGCCCGGGCGGCGCGCGAATTCCTAGCCGCAACCCGCAACCGCACGGCCCCCATTGGCAATGATGCCCCGGGCGCCATCATCCGGGACCACGATCGCGACTGCACCCGCGGGATCCTGGGCCTGGCGCTGGCCATGCGCAGCGGCGTCCGCGGCGACAACCACATCCAGGCGACCGTCCAGCGGGCTCGCCTGCAGGGCCGCTGGGAAGATGCAGCCTCGCAAGCCGACCGCTACATCGACATGACCCTGGTCGACGTCTGCCGCGAAGCGCTCCGCCTCGACGGCGTGAACATCCCACACCGCCGCAGCGAGGTGATCCGCGCCGCCGTGTCCGGCGGCTCACTCACCAACATCTTTACGACCAGCTATCAGGCGCGGCTGATGATGGCCTGGGACGAAGAGATTGACACCACGATCGCGTGGGTCGCTGAAGTCGAAGCGCCGAACTTCAAGGCCAACGACGACATCGACATCACGGCTAACGCCCGGCTCAAGCGCCACGCCCGTGGAGGCAAGGCGGATCATGCGGACCTGAGCGACAGCAAGGAAACCTGGCGCCTCAGCCGCTACTCGCGCCAGCTGGTGATCGATGAGATGGACATCATCGACGATAATTTCGGCAAGCTGGCCAAGGCTTCCGAGGAGTTCGGCCGCTCCTCGCGGCGCATCCGACCGGACCTGGTCTACTCGCTGCTGCTTGCCAACCCCAAGCTGGCGACGGACTCCAAGGCCGTGTTCCACGCGGATCACTCCAACCTCGGCACCGGCGCCGGCTCAGTCCTCTCCAGCGCAGGGCTGAAAGCGGGCACCAAGGCGATGGCCTCGCAGGTCCTGGGCAGCGGCAACGACATCCAGCGCCTCAACATCCGGCCGCAGTTCCTGATCGTCCCGCCCGATCTGGAATGGACCGGTCTCGAGCTGATCACGTCGACCGAGATCCGCGACACGACTGCCAGCACGGTGCGCGGAACCCGCAACGTCGTGCAGGATCTCAAGCTCACGCTGATCTCCGAAGGTCGCATCGACGCGACCGGCGTGCTGGATCCGACCACGGAGACCGCCCGCACCGGCTCGGCAACCAACTGGTTCCTGGCCGCCCGTCCCGGTCGAACCATCAAGGTCGGCTACCTCTCCGGCAGCGGCCGTGGCCCGATGATTCGCTCCTACAACTTGAGCAACGGCCAATGGGGTGTCGGCATCGATGTGAAGATGGACATCGCCGCGGCGATCGAAGATTACCGCGGGCTGTACAAGTCGGCCGGCGCGTAACGCCACCCTCACGCCAACCCTCTCCCTGGGAGAGCCTCCGGGTGAGGGGGATCCTCACCACAACCTCCGTCCGATGCCGCTGGGACAAAGTGCTAGCTGATAGCCCTTTGTCCCA